GAGCTCATGGGATTCATCATCGATGTACTCATAGGAGGCAAGCAAGAGCAAGAGGAGGAAGAGGGTACACTGGTAGATTGTAATTGAGTAAGTGTTCCAGGGGACATACCAAAAAATCCTTCACCTTGTAGTTCAGGTATCGTAGTATGATCTGTAAAGCCAATTGCCCTGCCAAAGAAGCCTTCATCACGCATATCTTTTGTGAATACTAAAACAAGTGCTAGGACAATAAAACAGAATGCAAAATAATTCACACCAAAGATAGATTTCATCTTGTAAGGTATGAGAAATTAATCTGTAAAAAAGAAAGTGGACATGTATTACATGTCTTCTTGGGCCAACCGTGGCATTTATAGTAAGCGGAATTTAAGTCAAATTCCTGAAGGCCTGCGACCTACCATTATTACGCGCGCACAACGTCCTGAAGTGCTTATCTCTGAGAGTTTTCAAGTGAAAGAAGAAAATGAAATTATTTACCCATCCGGTTCTAATAATGATCATTCCTTGCCTGATATCAATGCCTATGCACGACCATCCTATCTTTCCCGAAAATATGATATGACACCATCGCCTAATGCCATTGAACTTCGTCATAATGATAAATCGTATGTCTTTGTCATTCTCCGTAATATTCGTATGACACGCGATAATGATTTATGGATGTCATCTTATCAATCCATACGTAAATTCTATACCAATAAAATCATTATTATTGATGATAATTCCACCATTAATACTGTAAATGGAAAACTGGTGAATGCCGAGGTGATTCAAAGTGAATACAATGGTGCAGGAGAGATTCTACCTTATTACTACTTCCTTAAGAACAAATGGGCAGACACTATGATCTTCTTTCATGATAGCATGTTCCTTCATCGCCCTTTTACAAGTGTAGAGTTGGATGGTTCCGTCCGATTTCATTGGCATTTTGAAAATAGTGAAATTAGAGATAGTCGAAAAATTGGAACCTATCTATCTATATTGACCAATTATGAGGCATTGCTTGAATTTGCAACTCAACCTGATTCTGTATGGAAAGGATGCTTTGGAGGAGCTTCCATCATTGACCTGGCCATTGTGGAACAATTAGATAATTCCTATTCCTTCTTTTCTAATCTTGTGATGTCCATTCGTACTCGTAAGGACCGAGAAACATTTGAGCGTCTTCTGGGAATTGTATTGTATCATGACAAATTACTTGGAGAATCCATTTCCAATTTTGGAAACATTGTAGACTATCCAGGTTCATTTGAATCACAAATTAGTACACCTGATCAAGGTGCACATGCCATTTCTCAAAAGGGGTACAATTCTGCCATTATTAAGGTATGGCGTGGACGCTAATAGGACGCTAATTCGCTATGAACGGTGAATGATATAGGTCGGATTACGTTCATAGCGCACAGGAAGTGTAGAGAGAAGATGTTCAAAAAAGAACCAATTATCTATTCCTGTCGTGGTCGCCTGTACAACATAGGCAAGTGATGGGTCCTCCAAATAAGTGGAAAGCATGACTTGCTGGTCCTTTCCTGCAAAGCGCCCTGCTTTGAAGTATTTATCTAGCATTTGATAATAGGCCTGAATCCACCGTGTACATCCATTGCGATGTCCGCCCCATAGGCCACCCACCAAACGCACTTCATTCCATGCAGATGTGATACATTCTCCATATATCCCATCTGGTCTCATGTATGTATCATTATCATCTAAGTTCCCCATGGATTGCATAATAATACGATCCGTTGGCAAATAAATGGTAGTAGGAAAGGTCTGCAAAATAGTGGGAGAAATACTCGGATCACGAAATGCACCAATGTCGCACCAAAAGAAATAGTCCGTTTGAAAAGGATTGCATTCTATCGCTTTCTCTACAAATACTGCTTTTTGTGCCCAAATCGTATATAGCTCGGGTGTATGACGAAATGCCTCAGGATCAATGGTATGATTTTGTTTCCAATTGTCTTGATAGTTGACCCACATGGGAAGTGATTCAAATGGTGCTGCAATAATTTTCATCGGCTTATCACCTCGTAGGTCCATAAAGGTTTTCACCAAACTTTCCTCTGTAAATAGAACAATAGGTGAATCCAATAGAAGAAAGGTACGACACCAATTTAAATAAGTGGATGATGGAAATTTAGATTTAATGGGATAAAATGCAGTTACCACAGTACACGCCATTTAAAGATAATAGTATACTATATCTCAGAATCTTTAAATGACGGTCGTCAGTGTGATTATTCCATTGTATAATGGCGTTGAATATTTGGAAGAGTGTGTGCGCAGTGTGATTGCACAAACCTTTAAGGATTGGGAAGTGTTAATTGGTGTCAATGGTCATGGATATGACGGTGGTGAAGTGGCAACCATTGCACGCGGCATTGCGGCATTGGATTCACGAATCAAAGTATTTATTCAGCCCCCACCGCTAAAGGGAAAGATTGAAAGTTCGCATGCATTGGTTCTTAAATCAAGGGCTGATTGGATTTGTATGTTGGATTGCGATGATAAATGGGAGCCCGCCAAGCTAGAAAAGCAACTGGAGGCCGCAAATACTATTGCAAAAAATGCAGCCGTGATTGGTTCGTTTTCCTATTATTTTGGAGAACTAGTTGGTAATATACCCGTTCCTGCGGGATTTATTCACCCTTCTCAGCTTGAAAAGGGTAATCCTGTTATCAATAGCAGTGCCATGATTCAACGAGAATATTGTTTATGGAAAGATGAAGAATTGGAAGATTATAGTTTGTGGATGAATATTTCATTGCAAGGAAAAGATCTCTACAATGTTCCAGAACTTCTTACATGGCATCGTATTCATAAAGCATCTGCATTTAATTCAAAACACGTTTCGGATGTCCCTCTTCGTACGCGTTATAGCCAACTATATAAACAAATGGTATTGCGTTCTATTGCATATGAAAATACATATGATGCAACGATTAACCGAATTAATAAGTTTGTAAATGTGGAAAATAGACCAGCGGTTACCTTTATTATTCCAACAAGTGATCAAACCAAATTGCTACGCACATTGCATTCTCTTCTTCGTCAAACAAAAGATGATTGGCGCGCCATTATTGTGTTTTATGGCTGTGTGCCAACGGATGAAACTATACTCTCTATTCTTCAAGATTCAAAATTCTTATACATCTCCATTAAACGCTCTGATATACAATATATAAGTGGTCAACTAGGATATATTCGTAATGTTGGAATGCGATTTGTATCCAATAGTACATGGGTTGGATTTATAGATGAGGGTGATACCATTATCTCAACCTATTGTCGGCGCCTGGAAGATGAAGAAAATAATACACCAACCGCAGATGCCATTATTTTTAAAATGAAATGTGGAAATGATGTATTTCCACCTGAGAATTATCATCAAATCACTCAGCATTTGGTTGGTATTAGCTTTGTGATTCGCTCTTCATTGCTTACCGATGGCTATGTATTTAAACCATCTAGTAGTGAAGATTTTACATTTTTACACGATTTGCAACGTACAGGCAGAACGATTGCATTTTCACGAATTGTTGCCTATTATGTAAAAGAGGACGCACCTTATAGCTCACAAACAGATGCGGAGCCTCGTTTTGTGATTAATCCAAAGAAAAAATAAGTGTGCGTCTAGAAATGGAAAATGATTTCTCCGCATCTACTGGACCGCTGATAGCTCAGTTGGCAGAGCAGAGGACTGTAGTAGGTTTCTGTTGTTATCCTCGGGTCGCTGGTTCAATTCCGGCTCAGCGGAGTTCCTATTTGAATGATTTGTACATGATTCAAATACGAATACAATCGCATCCTGTACCAGCAGATACTGTAAAGCTGATGCAGCCATTATCTATGATTTCATATAAAATCGTTAGGTATTATCGTATGTGGAAGTAATATAAAATTTAAGTTATTATTATACGGCAGAATGACATCATGGGAAGTTTATTGTGGGAATGAGTGCATTGTAAACGATACATCCACTCCTATCTATGTATTTCTTCTATGTCATAATGAACGTACTCTATTACCTCATACGGTTGCTCATTATAAACGATATATGCCATCTTGTAATATTATTATCTACGATAATGAATCAACTGATGGATCGGTGGAACTAGCTACATCCTTAGGATGTTCTATTCATTCCTGGTCAAGTAATAATATAATAGATGATTATAAATATATTACTATTAAAAATAATTGTTGGAAAAATATTAAAAATGGATGGATTATTGTAGCCGATATGGATGAATGGCTATGTATTACGGAGAATGAGTTAGAAAAGGAACGTAAAAATGGTACAACGATTCTTCAAGTACGTGGTATCAATATAATTGGTACGAGTCAAACCGCTGATTTATCAGATGTAGATCCATCTCTCTTTCAACACTATTTTGAACATTGGCCTGAGAGTAAACGTCTGTGTTTTTTACGTGAAAAAATAGAAGAAATGTCCTATAAACTTGGTGCACATTTCTGTAATCCTAAAGGAAATATAACGTATAGTTCTACTATTTACAATAATAAACACATGCATTATATGGGTCTTCCCTTTGTACTTGATAAAATGAAGAAGCGACATGAGCGGTCTCAAGCAATGAGGGCAAAGGGAATTGCAGTACATTATATCGATGATGTTCAGAAACTTAAAGAGGATTATGAAAATGCCGTTATAAAATCTTTGTATACTATCGTATCCTCCTCTCTGCCAGTATGAATTGTTCTACATCGTTCCAAATCATATCAATGTTCCAATTTTATATATCATTATATAACACTATATATTTTTTGTGTTTTCAAACATGAAAAATATATTCATTAACCTTAATTTTTAATTGTAATAAAAAATACAATACACAACCACGAGAAAGGTCGCTGGTTCAATTCCAGCTCAGCGGAGTTCCTATTTGAATGATTTGTACATGATTCAAATACGAATACAATCGCATCTTATGCAGAACAGCACGTATATGTTACACCCGTCTGTGGACTTCCTACACAGCCTCCCGTCTGATAGGTACAGACCTGGTCGGTAAAATAATAGTTGGGTCCAAGCTGGTTGGCGCAATAGTTGCACATCCAGGCGCATCCTGTGCCAGCGGATACCGTAAAGCTGATGCAACCATTATCTACACAGGTAGATGTTTCAGGGACAAGCACCGCAGGTGGTAGGGTAGCATGAGAAACGACAAACAATGACAAAAGGGTGAAAAGAAGACCACGCATATTATCTATTATAGACCATAGATCTTTAAATCATTGACGACTACCATATAAAGAATATTACATAGTATAATATATATGTTTTACTTTGGAACGATTGTAAAAAATTACGAACCCCATTTTCAGCATTTTGAACAATTCATTTCTGAGATTCGAAATCGCATTCCTAATTGCTGCATGTGCATTTATGAAGATAGTAGTACAGATGCAACACCCACATTATTGCAACAGATAAAGGATAAATATCAATTATACATTCTATCAGAACAATTTGACTGGAATAGAAAGGGAACCGTCTTTGCTAGAAGTAATAAACAGCCATGCCGCATTGAATGTATTTCTAATGCTCGTAATCAACTACTAACATTATTGGAATCACATGGTATGGGTGAACATAGTGATGATATTTGCATCATGGTTGATACCGATTTTAGGCGTTCACCCGATGTTTCTATGATTGTACATTGGGCTACTCATTTTCCTGAAGAGGTAGATGCCTTATTTGCAAATGGAAAAGATGGAAATGGAAATTATTATGATTCATTTGCCTTTCGTGATTCTACGTTCTTTTTTGATAATGATATGTATGGTGATATTGAATTTACATTAATTGATCATGATAAATATCATGCAAAACATAACTTTTGTCAACGTACATTGGGAACGATATTATCATCTGGACGCTATCCTGTAATTAGCGCATTTGCGGGTATTGGAATCTATAGAGGAACATCCATTCGTGGTCTTCGTTATGCACACTATGTTACACCCGCTGTAGAACAATTTTATCTACAATTTATGAAAGAACATCCAGAACATGAATTTGTTAAGATCATCCAATCGTTGCAATTGATTAAAACAGACTATAATCTAACACTATACAGCGACCTATCCTATTATCAATCCTGTGGATATGCATATCCCATTGTGTGTGAACATGTTCCATTTCATATTGGCATGATTCAACGAGGAAAGGGGCGCTTATTTATTGAGCCATCGTTGCATTATTACTGGTGATAATAAGGCATTTTATTCAATAAAAATATTAATTTTATACTATTTATATTTCATTATCTATTAAACCAACAATTTCTTCATACGATTTTGTTAACTCTTCCATTTCTTTATTGTTATCCTGATTGTTTGGATTCAAATGAGGAAATTGTGCATAATAGATTTGTAATTGTTCTTTTGCTGATTTTAGTTTATCTTGTAATGATATATTCTTTGCACTGGTTGTTTTCCATTTGATGCCCTCCGTTTTCAAATCAATTCCAAAACGATCACCATGTGCACCATTTGCTTTAATGTACCATACATGTTTAGGAATTTCATCTACTGTTACTCCTGAATTGGCAGGGAGTTCAATACGACGTTCTTTTTGTTTTTGATTGATATTTTGTGCAGATTGTGTGACAAGACGCAAATTCTCTTTACGATTATCTAATCCATTGCGATTAATATGGTCAATGGATTCTTTGGTACCTTTTCCTGGGAAGTCTAAACGCCCCATTATGAAATTATGAAGATATAGTTCCTTTTTTTTATTATCAATTTGTAATCCATGACTAATATAATGATTTGCACTATAATGCCATGTATAATCTTTTATTTTTACAAAATCTTCTTTATTAATTAAACATTTAACAAATCCATCATTAAATATTACTTTCATAATAGTATATTCCTTATCTTTATATATAACATGCGCATAAACAATTGGATTTCCTGGTCTTCCTGTACGCTGCGTACTTGGATGCACTAATTCATAAGTGATGCTTTCCATTTTGAATGTTTGACTACCTTCAAAATAGAATTATTTTTATCAAATTTTATACACATATAAAAATAACAAATACAATGTAATCCACACCGGGAGGTTTGGAAAACTTTAATTGCTATAGGCAAGGCCACCCATGCCCGACATAATGCGGAGAACGTTGTAGTTGGTGGCATAGACGCGAACGCACGACGACAGGTTGGTGCCGACCGCGTTGTTCGAGACAGTTAGGAGCAATGTCGTGTTATCAATACGCGACAAGTTGCATGTGCCCGATGGCTGGTGCTGCTCTGGCTGCAAAGCGAACGAGTAGACGTTGATGCCGGCAGCTGGGATGTTGGTGTGGTGCTGGTATGGCTGCACCAAGTTGAAGTAGGCACCCTCGCGGACCTGGAAGCGGTCGTGGCCGTTGAGCTGGAGGAGTGCGGTGATGACTGGGTTCTTGCCCGCCATGCCCTCTACACGTGTAACCGAGTAGCCCGACTCCAAGACCGAGCGGTCCCACCAGTCGGTGTAGTTGAATGGCTGCTGACCCTTCCATGGGTTGATGATGTTGTCGTCGCACGACACGAACGAGTCGCGCTGGACGACCCAGACAAGCTCCTTGCATGGGTGGTTGAAGTTGAGCTTGAGCTTGTTGGCCGACGAGGTGATCGACTCTGCGCCTGTGTACTGGAGGACATCAATGAGGTACTCGTGCGAAACCTGGGCAAACTTGCGGCGCTCGTCTGTGTCGAGGTAGATGTAGTCAACATAGAGCGAAGCGGCGGCAAGACCGCACTGGCCTACGCGGTTGCGAATGGCGTGTGGGTCCGACGAGTTCGAGTAGTCCCAGCAGACGTTGGCCAAAGCATTGAACTCGAGGTTAATGCGGACCTCGTGGTACTGGAGAGCAATCAATGGCAAAGCAAGACCTGGGTTGCGGCAGAACCAGAACTGCAGTGGGATGTACAAGGTGTACATGGGGGCGCATGAAGTAATGACCTCAGAAGTGAGGGGCTCACCGCCATAGCAGTCGTTGTCGCAAGTGGATCCACCCTGGTAGAGAAGGTTGGTGAGCTCTGGGACGTTGCCAACCATCTTGGCATAACCAGCCTGCTTGCCGGCCTCCTGGGTGAGCTCGTTCCAAATGTGAAGCCAGTCACCGTAGTGCTTGTCAATGCGCTGGCCACCGATTTCAATCTCAACGTACTCAATGAGGTTGTGGCCGATCCAGTTGAGCCAGCGAAACTGGGCTCCTGAACCGTCCGATGGCTGGAGCTGAACCTGTGGCAAAGTAGCCTGCAAGTACATGCGGTGAATCAAGTCACCGTTGCGCTGAATCGTGCAGGTCACCTTCTTGCCAAAGTTGGGAGCGCCGTTGAAGGGGTTCTCAATGGACTCCATGGCAAAGTTGGTGTGACGACGGTACACAACCTTGAAAAAAGTGATTTGTGGGTTACCAGTAAGGTAAACATCCTGTGCGCCATAGGCGACTAGCTGCATTAATCCTCCGCCGGTCATGTCAGTGGTTTTATACTTAGTGATTACAAAAAAATTTTAGAAAAACACCATTTTTTTGAATTTGACCGGGATAGTTATTAATCATAAATATACCACTCTATTCAATTATATACTGAGATTAAAACTTTAAGCTGTTTTATCAATATATAACAAAATTTGATAGTGATTATCGTACATTTAGAAGCTACAAATGTCTGAAGAAAACCCAAAATATATTCGTAAAAGATGTGAACATGGAAAGTACTCTTTTCAGTGTAAGGACTGTAAAGGATCATGCATATGTATTCACGAAAAACAAAAAAGCATATGCAAAGAGTGTGTTGGTTCTTCTATTTGCATGCATCAACGAATTAAGAATAACTGTAAAGAATGTCATGGTGTATCCATTTGTGAACATCATAAACGACGAAGTCGTTGTATAATATGTAAAGGTGGTTCTATATGCCCTCATCAAAAACTAAAAAGCCGTTGTGTAGAGTGTGGTGGTTCAGAAATGTGCGAACATAACATACGAAAAGAAGTATGTACTGACTGTCAAGGTAATCAAGTATGTTCTCATCAACTACGAAAAAGTCGTTGCAAAGAGTGCAATGGATCGGAGATATGCTCTCATGGCAATAATAAATATAATTGTATTCCCTGTGGCGGAATTAATGTATGTGAACATAATAAGTTACAATATCAATGTACTGAGTGCAAGGGACGACTTACCTGCGAACATGGTAAGCGAAAAGCAACCTGTACAGATTGTGATGGAAGCTATATTTGTTCTCATCAAAAACAACGCAGCCAGTGTATCATCTGCACCCCATCTTCTGCCTGTCAGCATTGCAAATCCATCTCTATTATTGGTTCACGATGGCAACCCTATTGCTTTCGTTGCTACTGTGTGCTACATCCTGATGCTGAAATTCCCCGAAAATATAAATTGAAAGAGCATCTTGTTCGCGACAAATTAATAGAAGAATTTAAGGATAGTATCACCATGCGATTTGATAAAATTGTAGAAGGAGGATGTTCTAGAAAAAGACCCGATATTGCGATTGATTTTGGTTCGCATTGTCTCATGATTGAAATTGATGAACATCAGCATATGAATTATGATTGTGAACAGCGACGGATGCAAGAACTATATGAAGATATTGGATTTCGCAAAATCGTATTTCTGCGATTTAATCCAGATGAGTATCAAGAGGGTTCTACCAGATTTTGTTCTCCTTTTGGATATACGTCTACTGGTGCAATTCGTATTAAAACAGATGAATTCAATCGGCGTATATATACATTGCTTAGTAAAATTCGTGAACATCAAAAAGTAGAACCCGTAGAACAATTGACCGTGGAGTATTTATTTTATAGTGCATAAACGCACTATATTTCTGATTTTTTTCCACAGGGGTTTAAACATATTCCACTCATAACGTATAAGTATCTATGAGCGATAGCGCCTTCTTTAAAGTAAAAAGCTCAAAACGAAGTAATCCTGAGTCACGCACCACATTAGATGCGATTCATCATCAAAAGGTTCAGCAGTTGATGGAACAGCGTGAACATATTGATTCCTATAAATCTGAATTAGCGGCACTCAAAGAGAAAATCAATCAGTCTACATCCGATATTGAAATATGGAGGTTAGAGCGTGATGCAGAAGTGCTAGAGAAGAAAATTAAAGCCATTGATGATGGCAGTGAAATGATGGATTATTATCTTCGCTCAGGTGATATTTTGTATAATTATTATGATATTCAAGATCATATTCAGCAGGGGACGGTACATTATCAAACCAATAAAGCAAAGCCTGGTTCCATTTTAGCCATTCTGGGTGGTGTTGCCGCATCGGAGGAGAATCATTCTGCCGGCGAATTAACCCTATCGGGTTCTACTACCGCTACCAATGTGCCTAGCGAAAAAAAGGGTCTGCAACGGAATCAGTTACTCAATGAATACCTGCAACTAGAGGATCCCTCTATGGCACGAAATACTGCGGATGATTATGATGACCCCTGGACGATATGCGACATGTGCGGAAATGAAATGAACATGTGTTTGAATGAGGCCAATCTAACCTGTTCCAAATGCGGTCATCAGGAATTCATTTTGGTGGACAGCGATAAACCATCCTATAAGGACCCACCACGCGAAGTCTGTTATTACGCCTATAAGAAGATTAATCATTTTAATGAATGGCTGGCTCAGTTCCAAGCAAAGGAAAGCACAGAAATTCCCTCCGATATTTATGACTCCATTATGGTGCAGTTGAAAAAAGAGCGTATTACCAATATGAGTACATTGAAGCCGACCAAGTTGCGTGAAATTTTACGAACGATGAAATGCTCCAAATACTATGAACACATTCCTCATATTATTAATCGTCTCAATGGTCAAAATGCACCCTTCATGTCGCGCGAAGATGAAGAGAAGTTACGCCATATGTTTCGTGAAATTCAGCCGTCGTTTAAGAAGCACTGTCCCAAGGGTCGTCGCAACTTTTTGTCCTATGGTTATGTACTATACAAATTCTGCGAGTTATTAGAAATGGATGAATATCTATCCTGCTTTCCGTTGCTCAAAAATCGTGATAAGCTGTACTTACAGGATAAGACGTGGCAAAAGATATGTTTGGACCAAGGTTGGCAATACATATCCACGGTCTAAGCTTTAGATTTTTTAACATAAATATGGATGATTATTAATTAATTTTTAAATTTTGTATTATAATACAAAATTGACAAATAGCCGGGTGTAAATAAATAGTCAATATAAAGAATACGGATCTAGAATAGAATAGAATGACCGCTCTATATGAACGTGGAAAAATTTATCGCATCAATTGTCCCGATGATTACTATTACATTGGCTCTACAATTAGCAATATAGGTCGTATTATTACAACTATGAAGGGCAATGCATCGGATCCAAAAAAACAATGCAATCTTTATCGTTATTTTCAATCTATCGGGTGGAATCAGCTTACTATTGAATGTATTGAAGCGTATCCATGTCAATCTAAAAAAGTACTAAATGAACGAGAATTACATCATATTCATTCAGATGATTTACATTGTCTTAATAATAGTGATGTCATAGATAATCTTTCAATAGAAAATAAAGAGGAACAGACAACTATCATTGGATTTATTTATAAGTTAGTATGTCCAGATGGATATTATTATATTAGTTGCACAATTACTCCTCTTATCCATCGTATCCAAAATCATAAACAACATGCAAAAACAAGCAAATTGCGTATATATGCCCATATTAATACAATTGGATGGGATGATATCAAAATAGAATTAATTGAAACCTATACATGTGCTTCAAAAAAAGAATTAATTACAAAAATGAATACCTATATAGAAAATCATAACGATGATTCATATTGTTTAAATGATGAAATTAAAAAGAAGGGGGCAAAGAAGGAAAAAAAGAAAGATAAAGAAGAAATTGTCATATATAAAATGATAACAGAAGAACCAATACAATTAGATGATGATAATATATCAGCATATAAGCGTGGACAAATATATAAACTAATATGTACAGATGGTCACTTTTATATTGGTTCAACTACAAAATCACTAACAAAACGATTACGTTGGCATAAAGATGCATCTGTACGTGGAACAAATAAGTTATATACACATATTAATTCAATTGGATGGGATAATGTACATATAGAATTAATTGAAAATTATTCTTATCATACAATTAATAAATTACGAAAACAAGAAGATAAGTATATTAAACAACATATAAATGACACATTGTGCCTTAATTTTAATCGGGCTAGACTTACAACTAAAGAAAAAATAGAACAAAATCGTACTAATTCTGCAAACTACCGCACAGAACATAAAGAATCAATCAATCAAAAGTTTGCAGAGTATCGCAAAAAGAATGCACCGTTATTGGCTGAGAAGCAACGAGCCTATGCTAAAAAGAATAAGGAAAAAATTACAGCCTATAAAAAAGAGTATGAACAAACGCATAAAGAACAACTTGCAGAAACATATAAGGCCTATCGTCTAAAAAATAAAGAAAAAATTGTAAAACGACAAAGAGAATGGGAGAAAAAGAAAAAAGAAGAAAATGCAGAAGTGATTGCAGAAGAACGTGAAAAAAGAAAGAAAAAACGACAAGAAAAATCACAACAACGCATTGAACATGATAATACGATCAATACATGCGAATGTGGTGGAACGTATCAAAATTATAGGAAAAACAGACACCTTGTAAGCAAAAAACATATCGCTTTCATTACGCCATCATAATAAAATAAAGCAACCTTTAGAAATGAGTGGCGTCACCGCGCAATTTTTATACCACTTGGTTGCCAATAATATGGTACCCATGATGGCCGCCAGTGTAAGCAGTATGTATATGAACTATTTTTCCGGTCGCAATACGCCGACTCCTACGTTGGTTCGTTCCGAAACAGATGATGAGCGTGAACTGGATTTATTGCAAATGGATCGCATGCTCAAATGGATGAGCATTATTTTTGAGGATTCCTTTGTACCGATTGAAACACCCATAGAAGATACACATAAAGCCTATAAGAAGGAACTCTATAATATCTATATGACCATCGGTTCGGATTACAAACAATATCGTCAGTGGAAGCAATATAATCATGGGATATGGCTTCTCTCCTCCTATCGCAAGAAAGATACCAAAGCACTGGCTAAAAAAATCCTAGCGGATGTGAAATTATTTCATGAGGGGCTCAAGATGTTTTCTATGTTTGAGAAGCTTTAATTGCGTCGTTTTCGGTGAGTTTTATTGCGTGTATGACGCATGCGTCGTGATTTTGATCTCTTTAATTTTTTGGATGGTTGTCTACGATATTTGCGACGTCCTCCATCTACTTGTTCCATTGAACTTGATTCACTTGCTCCAGGTGGAATAACCAGCTCATTCTCATTAAGAGATTCTGGCTGTGCTGCAATAGATGGCTGTGCTCCTAGAATTGGTGCATCTGGTACATCTGGGGCATGTGTTAAATATGTTCCGAATGTTGAAGCGGATGGGGCTCCTAGAATTGGTGCAGCTGGTGCATGTGTTTCGAATGCTGGAGCGGGTGGACCTATAAATACATTTGTAAGTGATAATCTAGGTACATGTTTTGATTTAAAAGTAGAAGGTAATGTTGTAGTAAATTTGGTATTAATTTGTTGTTTTTCCCATTTACTATGTGTATTAGATGAAGGCTCGGGTTCATAATTATAACGTTCTAACTTTAAAATTATTAGCTTTATTTCATCAACTGAAATCTGAATTAGTTCAAAAGGATTAGTATTTACCCTCATAGTTGTTAACTTTTCAGTGTTAACTTTTAATTTGTTAAGAGCTACTTTTAAATTATTTAAAAACTGCAAAAATGAATATCTACCATTAATGATTTTATTAAATTTTTTATTTTTTTCTAAATAATTAGTAGCCTCTTCTATTTTAGAATCTAAAATATCTATTTTATTACTCACACTACTATAATCAGGGCGTTTAGATAAATTAATTGTGTATTCAGATAATAATAATGTTATTAATTCTCTTGCATTAATACATACATTATTTATTAATTTATATTCCATTAAACTAGAAAGTGAATTATTTGCACTCATTCTATCTATACCACATAAAATTGATTCGTCCACCATTTTAGAATCAATCATTCATGCGCGCCCATCTTCAATTCTTGGAACAACGTCTTGCATCCCTGACGCACCTTCCCACACAATTTGAATATTATTCCGCGATTTGCTTAACCAAACAATTTCAAACCCGATTTTATGCCTATCAGGATATTCCTGAAAGCCATAAGAAAAATGCCGGATTTCCAGTATATGATAAAGGAATTGATCTAATTGATGAAATATTTCAAAACATTGTTCAAGTGAAATATTATAAGAAAAATGGAATCATTCATTATGGAAAATTATCCACCTTTCTTGGAAGCCCTGTTCTTGTGGGGCGAAAGGATTTACGCTTGACGCTGGTGCGTACCCATCATAGCCAGTTGCATCCTGAAATTCAGAACATTGTGAAACGCGGAGATATGAAGGATATTACCTTGTGCTCCAATC